TAAAGTGTTTCCCCTTGCTAAAGAAGTGGTAGAAAGAACAAATCTACCTGAAGATGTAAAAGTATTACAAGGGTTCAAAAAGAAATATGGAAGTCCTTGTGATGTGGTAGCAAAAGACAAATGCTTTTACTTTGCAACAACTAGCGAAGAAGCAGACGAAGAAAGAAATGATGTTGATACAGATGATGAAAAGAAAACTGTTCAATCACATTTTGATTTTGGTCTGTATGGTAGTTTAGACGGAAGCGATTACCATAGTAGAGATGATGAGAAAAAAGGTTTTGCCTATGCTTATTTTAGAGAAGAACTAAAAGCAAAAGGTTTAAACCCTGACATCATAGCTCAAATGAAAAACAAAGATGATAACCCCCATAAAACTAAACACATGGAACTTAATGATAAGTTTCTTGGTTATAGTGGTCGTTATTCTTCTTACAATTCTGATGATGATAATAGTAGTGGCTTGACTAGAAAGTTTGATAGTCAATGGTACGTAGATATTATTGGAACATCACATTGTAGACAAAGAGCTATACCTTGTAGTCGTAAAGAGTTTGAAATCTTTATGGGTTGGAGAGCAGTTAAGGGACAACTGATTGCTAAACATCAAACTTGGATAGATAGTTTGGAAGCTCAATACCAAAAAGTCAAAGAGGGTTTAAAAGCATATAGATATATGGAAGAAGCAATTAAATTCTGTGAAGAACTTGGTATCAAAGTTGATGAAGCAGAAATGGTTAGGTCTAATTCAACAGGACTAATGATTTACGAACCGAGCAACTTGGCTAGTTTAATCAAAGGCATGAAGAATAAAACTAAAACTAGAGAACAAAAGATTGCTGAACGTATGCAATACGAAGCAAAACAATCTGCATAATTAATTTGACATTATTGGGATAATCATGTATTATCCCAATATAACAACAGAAAGAAATAGCGAGGATAAATGAAAGCACAAACACAAATAAACATACCAGAAAACTTCTTCATAACTTATTATGCAAATAAACATCAGAAGTTTATAACAAGAAAAGGTCAATGGACTAATCCAGACACAGAACAACAAGGAAAGTATTTTGTATCAAAGGACGGCAAACCTTGTTTCATCTATTGGGACTTAGACGCAGACGGCTGGAGAATGGCAACTTGGGCTATGACAATTAAGGAAAGATAAAATGTATAATCATTGTCAAAATCCTAGATGTCATCACAACGCAACAACAGACAGGGTCCGAGGACTAAAGGGCAATAAGGTTTATGTAACACGTAGCTCAACTGCTTATTATGGTATTGCGTGTACATTACATTGTCTTAGCGAATATTGGCGAGTGAATGCAGAAGCCATTGCTAGGGCAATACCTGAGCGACCTAAACAATCGCGTCCAGTTAATACTTATTTAAATGATAATAACGAATGGATTGACATCGAAAGATAGGTAGGATAATATAGGACACATGGACATAATATATCAACCAATACACGACAAAGACGACTACACGAGAAAGAATAGATTCACAGGTGAATCTATTGAACTAACAAAAGAAGAAGCAGAAAAACATGATCAAATATTTTATCATGAAGCACGTGCCACGCTTGAGGACAAAGAGCTGGGCGAAGGAGCCAGCAAGCATTGGCAAGAAATGCGTAAGCTATTAGATTGGTTTATGCGTAAGAATGCGAAAGCATACATGGTTTTATTAGACTAATAAATTCTACCCTGGACCGCCCTTCGGGCGGTCCAGGGGTCCCGAACCAAATCTCAAACAACACGGAACATCGACCCCCATCCCCCCTTTTTGCATAAAAGGGGTCCCACTGCTTTTGACTATAGTGCTTGATTTAGACACTTACCCCTGCTAAAAACGTTTTGGTACCATGG